CGCGGTAAGCCGTTCAAGCAGGGCTTTGACGAAAGGCGCTGGATGGACGGCAGTAAGAAGCCGCGCGTGCCGAAGGACGTCAAGGCTTTGGCTGATGCGCTGATGTGGGAGATTGCATCGGAGGAGTTAACTAACCCCAACACTGGCGAAACAGTAGACCGCCTCCGCGCGTTGCTTCGCAGTATGACCACCAGTAAACAAAGCGCGGACAAGCAGGCGTTTCTTGACCGGTTGCTGGGCAAAGTCCCGCAGAATGTGGACGTGACCAGCGGCAGGGAAAAGATCAAGGGCTATATTGTATTCACTCCGGACCAATGGGAAAAGCGCGATGATAGCGACGCCTGAATTAATCGCGGTTTACGAACCATTGAAATGGCAATATGCACCGCTGGACGATAAATCATCAACACTGTTATTGACCGGTAGTGCGGGCGGCGGTAAGTCGCGCGTTGCGGCGGAAAAGGTGAATGCCTACTGCTGGTATTATCCCGGCTCGACCTGGTTGATTGCGCGCAAGGCGCGTGAGTGGAACAGCCATTCGATTGTGCCTTTTATGTGGAAAACAGTTATGGGACAGGATACGCGGATAAAATTCAATGTTTCCGAAGGTGCATTTTATTACCCAAACGGGTCGGTTATTTATTCGGCGGGTATGTATGACGATAAACAACGACAGGCCGCGCGCTCGATAGGTGGCGACGGCGGATTGGACGGTGCGTGGCTGGAGGAGGCAAACGCGTTCCAGCGCGACGATTACCAGGAAGTGATCGGGCGCGTGCGGCATACGGCGGCCGATTGGCAGCAGATCATCTTGACCACCAACCCGGACGCGCCAACGCACTGGATTTACAAGGACTTGATACAAGGCGGCGGGGCGTCTGTGTATTATAGCGGCGCAAAAGACAACCCGTACAATTCGCCCGCTTATATTGCCAATCTCGAGAAACTGACCGGTATCATGCGTGATAGATTGGTGCTTGGCAAGTGGGTACAGGCGGAAGGCGCGATATATGACGAATACGATCCAGCTATCCACATGATAGACGCAAGTGATTGCCCGCCGTTCGTGCGTCGTTTCCGGGTAGTTGATTTTGGATATAGCAACCCGTTTGTGTGTCAGTGGTGGGGCATGGATGCGGATGGTCGTTTATATCGTTATCGCGAATTTTATCAAACGCGCCGATTGGTGGAGGATGTGACGCCGGAGATTATTAGGCTGACTGGTGACGAATCAATTGAATTTACAGTCGCAGACCATGACGCAGAGGATCGGGCTACCATGCAACGGCACGGCATATCGACAACACCGGCGCTCAAGGATGTTTCTCCGGGTATACAAGCCGTCAAAATGAGAATGAAGGTACAATTGGATGGCAAACCGCGTTTATACTTTGTGCGCGGCGTTCTTGTTGCGGCTGACCCGTTGCTCGAATCAGACAAGAAGCCGATATGCACAGAGGACGAATTGCCAGGTTATGCCTGGAAAAAGTACGATGATGGTAAGCCAAACAAGGAAGAGCCGGTCAAACTCAACGATCATGGATGCGACACAACGCGTTATCTAGTTGCCAGGATTGACGGGTTCCCAAAAGCCAGCAGTTTATTCGCATTCTCGAGGTGAAATATGCTCAAAACGTTTTTTGGATTTCCTGTTGTTTTAGACGAAAAAATACCGGACGATGAATTTATAATCAAACTTGAGCGTAATGTTATATCGTTTGCAATGTCTGAGAGTAAGGCGCAAGAGTATCAAGAAATGGTTTTGAAATACATGAAAGAACAGGAAAGCGGTACAGATGTCTACTAAATGGATTTATAAATTATACAAATTCAGATTGACGTATAAAATAGACAAGGAAGCGATGGTTGCATTCGTGGACATCAATAAGCCGGAACAATATATAGACGGCGACAATAGAAGCGCGCTGCAAACGCTGGTGGACTTCTTCACCGCCGCCGGCTATTGCGTAATCGTGAGGGATTAACAATGAAAGCATATATCAACCCGAAAGTTACTTATCCAAAATGGTATCTCGCGTATGCGCGTGCGATGGCGCATAACTTTCCAGACCTGTCCATTCTCGAACGGCAGGCAGAGCTATACAAGCGCCTGTCATGGGTGGGTACGGCGATTGATATTGTGTCCATCATTTCGGCACTGGCGGATAAGTCTGTTAAAAAAATGGTGGGCGAAGAGGAAGAGGATATACCCAACCATGATTTCGAGAAGTTATTGCTTAATCCCAATCCAACCCAATCCGGACGTTCGCTCATCCGCGCGCTTGTGGCAGATTACAAATTGCACAGCAAGGCGTACCTCTGGCTCAATGTGGTTGGCAATAAACCTGTTGAATTGTGGCGCATCCCTACCACGTTGATCGGCCCAAAGACAGACGGCAAGATGGGGATTGCATATTTTTTGTACGACGCGGGCGGTGGTCAGCGATTACAAATTCCACCTGGGCAGATCATGTATTTTTGCGATTACGACCCGCAAAAAATGCTCGACCCGGATAGTTCGTTGACATCCTTATCGCTCGTTACGTCCAATGACTTGACAATGCAAAAATGGAATAACAATGTATATCAAGGTAACGGACGTCTGCCCGGTGTTTTACATTTTGCAGATATGATACCCGACCCGATGTGGGATCAAATCGGGGAGGACATAGACGAGGCCGCCAGTCAGCAAAACATATTACGTCTGCGCGGTACGGGTACCGGCGCGGTGGGCTGGATACAAACATCGTCGCCTCCAAAAGATATGGAATTTTATACCGGGCGTGAGAATAACAGGGATGAAATATGGAGTAGGCTTGCGCCTGGTCTGGCTTCGATGTTATCCGAAAGTGCCACCGAAGCCAACAGCAGAACCAACAAGGCCACACTGATAGATTTATGTGTCTATCCTGTTTTGTTATTGCTCTACGAAGCCATGACACAGCAGATCATCTGGCGATACTACGGGGAGGACTTAAAAATCGAGCCCGATGACATCCGCGTCACGGATCGGGTGCTGGAATTGAGCGAGAAGCAGGAACACAGTAAGGTGCTAACTGTTAATGAATATCGTTACCTATGGGGTGATGATGATTATCCCGATCCGGTTGTAGGTAAAATGCTTGTCACCGAAGCACAAACCTATAAATCGGTCACGCCGGAGCCGGAGGTCGTACAGGGTGAATTGATGGAGGAAAAGAAGCCGCCACAATTGCCCGCCGAAACGTCCAACGCACAAACGGACATAGAAGCACAGGAAAAGCAGATAGCGAAAAAAGCAAGTACACGCGACCCGCGTCCGATATTGTTAGAATTGGAGAAGTGGGAAAGGAAAGCCATCAAAAACATCGGGAAAGAATTTGAATTTGAGTTGTATAATACCCCGCTTGACATATCGAACGGGGTCAAAGCATCTCTGATAGGATGTGCCAATCCCGCCGCGATCAAGGCGGTGTTCGATGAGGCGCGCGAGGGACTACTTGTCGAACAGGCGGAGGAGGTCAGAACCGATACAGAGATCATCATGCTGGCAACGGCATTGAATAATTTCGCATCTGCGACAAAGGCATCTTTTACCGGAATTGATAAATTTGATACAATGAAGAATACAGATAAAAAGGAGAGTGTGTCATGAGAGACGTAAGATTGGACATTATAACGCTTGCTGACGGTACCGGGTCAGCAACAGGCAGCGGCTTTTCCGGCTTATTATATGCCGCGCAGTTGATAGACAATACGTTCGATGACGGTGTAGATATTACCGTGACTGCGGAGCAGGGCGACTTATCAATCCCGTTGCTCACACAGGCAAATTTTAACTCCGACCAGATGGTTTATCCGCGCGTAGCGGAAGCGCTAAATACGGACGGCTCTGCATTGGCAACTTATACGCTCCCGGTGGTTATAGGGAGACCTAAGGCGGTAATAGCGCAAGGCGGAAATGTAAAATCCGGGTCGATAATTCTTTATATTGTTGACGTGTAAAAACCATGAACAGATTCTTTAAGCTCGTTTCGGCGGGTGTCTTATGCGGTAAAAGTGTCCCTGGCGGTATTGCTCCGCTATATTCATCGTCCGAGATCGGGACGGTCAACGGATACACCGTTGTTGTCACATTTGATATGAACATTAGCGCGTCCAATTATGCAACCGGTGTGACGATTAAAGAGAACGGCGTTGCAACCGCGATTACTAGCGCCACGCGGCAGGCGAATCATGCCGTAGTGCATTATGAAATTCCCATTCCCTGGCACGGTTCGGATGATGTGATTACATGGGAGTATACAGGCGGGAATATTGTCAGCGAGGCGGATGCAACAGTATTGGGAACAGTGACAGCGCAAACGGTGACGAATAATATAACTTGGTCAATGTTATCGAACGAACAAAGTGATGATGGTTTAGTTGGTTATATAGACAATACCCCGCTGGTTGGCGGAGGAACGATTACTCAATCAGTCAATATCATTACCGGTACCGGAAGTGACTTTTTCAATCAGGTTGTCATAGGAGATCGCATCCTGGCTGACGATTCAAGCATTGATGGAATTGTGACTGAAATCGTTTGGGATAGCGCAACGTCCTTGACAGTTGATTCAACTGCTACGGTGGAAACTGGCAAGACATATACAATCATTCCACAAACACCCTATGCCGAGCGAATATTATCATGGAATGATTTGACGTCAAATGCACACGATTTCTCAAATTCATTTCGAGCTGCGCGACCAATTCTGCAAACCGTCGAAGGCAATCCGTCGGTGTTTTTTAATCCTGTGATAAATGGTTATCGCGGCACTTGGTTGATCGGGGACGATTATGCAGACAATCTGTCCGATACATCTGTTTTTATCGTATATCGATATGATGGCTCTGGCGGAAATTTTGGATATACAGCAATATCGAAAATAGGTCAAGCATATTCCGCTGATGCGGGCTGGTTGTTTTTTGTTGAATTTGAAATCGGTTTAGGGATAATTTCAGACGTTGACAATTTTAGACAGGTAAAAATAATTGATGTGCCGATTACAAATTTGGCGGTTGCTTCTGGAGAAATTCTGTCATTTTCCGATAGTCACGTTTATTACAACGGCGATAATACGGACGAGCAGCCTACAACTGCCGGAACAGTAACAACTACGTCAAATGCTGAACCTGTGAGAATTGGGGCGACTGGCTTTGAGACAAACGGCCAGACATTTTCGGGCTGGTTGTGCGCCGTGATGATTGCAACGCCGCATTTGCCGTCTGCTGACCGCGCTGCGCTGGAACAACGGCTGGCGGATAGATATGGGATAACATTGTGATATTGCACAATCAAATCCTGCAAACCGTCATCAAGCATTTCCCTGCCGTCATGCCGTATTTATCGGTAGAGACGCGCGACGCGATGAAAGCCGCGCCGGGATACGAAGGCGTTCGTAATACTTATTGGGCTATCATCTACGATGCGGTATACGATTACCTGACCGGCAATCAAATGGTTACATCATTTAGAAACGCCATGAAAAAAGGCGCGGCGGATGCGTTTATTGGCGCGGCGGAAATTGGTTATGAGGCGGGCGGCGGCGAATTGCCGATGGACGATGACACGCTGGCATGGCTAGGGGGTGAACAGACGGCGGAGTTCGGACATGTTGACGACTTATTCGCGCGGCTGAAAGAGGAGTGGGATGGGATCGACCCGATCCATGAGGCATTTACACGCGCGGACGGGTATACTGGCAGGTTGGATGCTTTATACGGTGAAGCAAAGATGAGGGGTGCAAAGAATATTATGCTTACATGGCATCTTGGAGAGACGGAAAAACATTGTGATACGTGCCTGGAGTTGAATGGCAATAGCCATAAAATCAGTTGGTATATTGACCGGGATTATATCCCGCGCAAGCCTGGAGCAGGAATGGATTGTCACGGGTATAATTGTGATTGCAGTTTGACAGATAAGAATGGAAACGAGTATACAACATGACAGATTTAATAATCGACTTTATTTATTTCAAGGATCAAATAGGCAAAGAGATGTGCCTTTTGGTCAACGCTTTGGTAAATACTTTTTTACATTGGATCAACCCCAAAACGGGAGAAAGGTTTGACGCATGAAATATATACTTGCTGTTTACTGGATTGTTATGGTGTCACTTGGGCGTTACTCTAAATTTTTTAGAGTTCGCGCTCATGAATGTATGTATATTGCGACCTGGTTGAATGTTGAAGTTCCTTATAATGTTTTTGTGGTATAATTTGATTCGGTGATGGAGTTGGTTGACGGCCAGCTATGGCGTTGAAAGACACTGCCCGAACTTGGTGTAAGTCATTCAGGCTTTTGCAAAAGCCTGTCTAAAACAAGCACAGCACCGCATATAATTAAATATTAACACGAGTCCGTTAGTGACCCGAAGACCAAAAATCTAAAGGTGGCGGCTGTGAGACAGACACGAGAAATCGCGTCGTTTTACAGCCGCCATTTTTATTTGGAGTAACCATGCCATATGAGATCAAGGGAAACTGTGTCCATAAAAAGGGTGAAGAAGAACCCATCAAATGCCATAAGACACATGAGGAAGCGGAAGCGCATATGAAGGCATTATATGCCGCCGAATTGGACGCTATGAAAGCTGGAGCACGTAACAGCAAAAAGGATGCCGAACGATTGCAGATGATCCATGATTACGCAATGGAAAACGGCGCAGTCTGTCAGGGTATGAATTCGGAACACGAAGAGGAATACAAGGCTCAGTCGATAAAAGCCGCAGACTTGGACGGGATATATACCACATACAACACGCCCCCGCTTGCCATCAAAATGGCCGGCGAGATGATGTTGGATGTATGTTATATGCCGTATCAGGGACAACGCGGCGGCAAGGACGCGGACGGGCAGTATTTTTCCCCACGCACGAACGAACATGCCGACAAGTTCCCCCATCCCCTTGTCTTATATTATCACGGTTATGAGAGGCAGGGGGTACAACAGCTGATGCCCGAAGAAATCGGTACATCCACAGGCACGAAATGGATAGATAAGGCGGGTCGCTGGATGCGGGTCAAACTGGATGCAGGAAAAGAAAAAGCGCTACGTGTCTGGCGATCTGCGCAAAAAGGTAACGCCCGCGCTTCGTCAGATTCAATTGCCCATCTTGTGCGCGTGGCGGATGATGGCGAGATTCTCAATTGGGCTTTTGTCGGCATTTCTTTATTCGAGACCGAGACGGGTAAGAAGCCCGCGAATAGCTATGCCTTCGCCCTGCCCGCCGCCAAGGCGCTAGGACTGGTGATGGATGAACCACTACCAGAACAAGATAACAGCGAAGAGATTAAAACAATTGTCGCCGCTGTAGTCAGCGCGGTATTACAAGGCAAATAATGAGCGAATTACAGGACTTCTCAAAGATTGTTACTACTGTTGCTGCTATAGCCATGAAAGGCGGAGCTGGAAGCGGCCACTTTGGCCACGCTGGCAGACCGGGGTTGGTTGGCGGGAGTGCGTCGAGTGGAAGTGGGGCAGTAAACCCCAAAACATATGGTGAATTTAAGGAAGCAGTCAGGGATTTTATAAAAAAAGAAAACGAAAATCCGAAATACAGTTTTTACGGGATAAGAATAGAATCTTATGACAGGGAAGTCGGCGACAGAACTAATAATTCAATGCACAACCCAGATAGAGAAGATGAGCGGGAATTTCCGAAATACGGTTCGGATGAATACGAAATTTTACAGGAATTAAATGGGGCTAGCGCGTGGCGAATTGACATGGACGGTTATGACGAAGATTGGACAAGTTCTGTTATGACAAGTTACGATAAAGATAATGATGATTTTAGTTTGGGCGGCCATGTTTATATAATTGCAGGAAACGAAGAAAATACGCACTCCGATGCAGACCCAAATGAAATCGTTATAGGTAATGCTGTTGTAGTTTTTAAAATCCAATAACGCAGACCACAAAGTGCATAGTGGATTTGCTAACCTTACAAAATAAATAACACCGCCAGAGGCCGCAAGGCAGAGCGATGTACAAAAAAACCAAACGTTAAGAAACATGGAGATATAAAATGACCATTGATTTGAAAGATCCCGAAGTCCAGAAGGCGATCAAAGACGCCGCTTTGGATGTTGTAAATACCGTCAAAGCGGAAGAGGCCGTCAAGGCTGACGCCGCCAAAGCGGAACAGGAACGAGTCGACGCGGCTGTCAAAGCCGAGATGGACAAGCGCGATAAGGCAACCGCCGAAGGGCAACGTCTGCCCGGCGGACAGGCTCCTTATGTCGCCAAGTTCGCAGAGACCCGCAAGTATGACAATCTCGACCCCGGCGATAACGCCCTGTTTATTGAGGTTTTGCAGGCCGGAAAAGCCAGCGGACAATCGAAGCGCGGCGCTTCCCCCGCCGCAGTTAAGGCGCTTGCCTTGAAACTGGAAGAAAGTAAAGAGGATGTATACCAAGTTGCCAAAAATGGCATGAAAGCCGACTTTGAATCAAAGGGCGTCAAAGCCAACGAACTCAACTATTCGACTCAAGCCGGATATGGTGACGAATGGGTCGGTGTGGCATACTCCACTCGATTGTGGGAATCCATCCGACAAAATACGTTTGTTGCCGAGCGCCTGATGGCAAATGCAATCGAGGTCCCACAGGGATTCGAGTCAATCGTCCTGCCTCTCGAAGGCGCTGACATGACCTGGTATAAAGTTGCACAGGCAACCGACAACAACGCCACAACTGGAATCCCAGACGCAACAGTTGGCGCGTCAAAAACCGCGACGGGTAACAATACCCTCTCGCTCGCCAAGATGGGAGCACGCGGTGTCTGGTCTGGCGAAATGGAAGAGGATTCGCTCATTCCGTTTGTTGCACAACTCCGCCGACAGCTTGAACTTGGCGGGGCAGAGCAACTCGAGCACGCTGTAATCGACGGCGATACCGTCGCAACGGCTTCGACAAACATCAACCATATCAGTGGCACACCCTCTACGACTCTTGTGCCTGTATATATGCTCGTCAACGGATTCCGCAAATCCCCGCTTGTTACCACAACGGAAAACAGACGCAACGGTGGAACCCTGGCGGTAGCCGATTATCTCGAAACCGTCAAGCTCATGGGCTTAGCCGGACGCAATGCAAAGAACAAGGCCAACGTCAGTTTTATCACCGACCTGCACGTTGCATGGAAAACACTCGAACTCTCTGAGGTCCTGACCCGTGACGTGTTCAGCCAGCCGACCCTCGAAGGTGGCGTATTAACAGGGATTTGGGGATACAAGGTCTATGAGTCGGCGTTCATGCACTTCGCCAATCAGGACGCAACCTACGGCCTGAAAGCGAATACCGCAGGTAAGGTCGACTTGACCACACCAAGTAATAATACTACGGGAAGCATACTTGCTGTCAATTGGACCCAGTGGCAGTTTGGTATCAAGAGACGTATGACCATCGAAACCCAGCGCATCCCGCAAGCCGACGCGACGCAAATTGTCGCTCTTATGCGCTTCGGTTTGACCCAGCGTGATACCGAGGCTTCGGCAATTACTTACAATCTCACCGTTTAATGATGGCTAAAATATGGGCGGGAATTATCCCGCCCATATAAGCAGGAGTAGAAAATGTATCAATTACATCAAGGCGACCCAATAAGTTTCGCAGATAAAATCTTGGAGACCCACGCGATCAATTTTTCGAGTATGACGCTGGCATCGAGTACCAACGCGATTCGCGGCGCAAGCGTCAATCCGACCCGCGCTTCGGGATGGACTTCATTTAGCGGTACAGTCAGCACTACGCCCGCCGCAGTGTACAGCGATTACCGCGAACTGCATACCACAGGCACAGCGGCGGTATTAGGTTTTGGTTCGTTCCCTTATATGGATAGTGGCGCGTCTTGCGATAGTCTGTTCGGCGGACAAAACATTGCCTATGTTTCGACGGGTGCAACCGTTACAACTGCCGCAGGTGCGCCTGCTGTGGGCGTTTTTGCCCACTTTTTGAAAACCGTTATTGACGGCGCAACCTTCAATTCGGGCGGCGTGGCAGCTTGTGCCTTCATGGGCTTTCAGGCCAATGTCACGGATGTTCAGGCACGCGATACGAGTATCATCAATGCAGAAGTGGCGAGTGGTGGAATCCAGAACGTCATCAAATTCCAATGTACGGCAGCCAAGGGCGCGACCTATCTGTTCAACTTCACCGATGACAACGGCGAACCCGTATCACTTACCAACGGCTCCGACCTGAATGATATTTCAGCCACCGCCAACGCGGGCTGGATAAAAGTCTTGGTTGGCTCGACTGTCCGCTATATTCCACTCTATGCCGTGAAAGCATAACGGAGTTTTAATGGATATAACAACATACATAATCCCAGCACGTATAACAAAGGGAGGGGAGGATATTGTTATATTAACTCCTCCCTCCAAATTAAAAATCCAGGTTACTGGCCCCGGCGCGCAAACGTTATTCGATATGGCTCCGCCTCAAGGCAAACAATGGAGAGTGTTGGTGCGTGTTGACATTGTTGAAACTAATGAATAAGGAACAGCTTGAGAAGCGACTGATTGAACTAAAGACCGCGCTTGACCAAATTCAGGCTAATGGTAACGCCACAATTGGCGCGATTGCGGAGTGCGAATACTGGCTTAAACAATTGGAAGATGACAAGCCAGTCGAAGAAAAAAAGGAGATTTGAATGTGGATCGAATTTGTAAAACACGCCCGCGCTAATGAGCGCGCATACGAAAAGGGCGACAAGGCTCTATTTCAGAATGCACTCGGGCAAAAACTGATAGATGATGGATTTGCCAAATTGTACGATCCGGCAGAGGACGTGAAGGAAGCGGAGCCCGAAGCCGTTGTATCCAAGCCCGTGCCCGTCGTGGCGGAGATTGAAGAGGTCGAAGAACCGGAGTTTGTTGAACCGGTAAAAAAGAAAGCCACCAAAAAATGAAGGTCAAGTTCTTAAAAGACTGGCAGGGTGAAAACTCTGCCAGTTTCAAGAAAGACGATGTGCGCGACATCGAGCCGGAAGATTTGGCTTGGGAACTGGCCGTGCAGGGTTACGTCAAATTTGTCGAAGGTATTAGCCAAAAAGAAAAGCGAGCCAGGCAAAAATTTATGCGAGAAATAAAAGGAGCTTGATATAGCTATTACCAACGGTTACGCAACTCTGACAGAGATCAAGCATGCGGATGTCTTGAATATTTCAAACACCGACCATGATACGATTTTGGAATCGGTCATTGAAGGAATTTCGCGTGCCATAGATAATTGGTGTGCCTGGCGTTTCTTTGCCGCAACCGAGACGCGCTATTACACGGCAAAAAATACCTATCGTCTGCGCGTGGACGGCATATCCACTGCAACCGGGCTGACCATTTACACCGATGTTGATGGCGACGGTATATATGAGAATACTTGGGCAAGTACAGACTACTCACTATTGCCTTATAACGCCGTTGCAGAGGGCGTGCCTTTTACAAGCATCGAAACTACTTTGCTTGGTAATTACTGGTTCCCGCGCACGCGCAAGGGCGTGAAAATTGCCGCTTCTTTTGGATGGGCGGCAGTCCCGAAACCGATTAATAGAGCCTGTGTATTACAGGCAACGCGGTTATTCAAACGCTATGTTACCCCGCTTGGGCAGGCGGGTGCAACTACGATAGGGACGATTACATTAACAATCCCGGCGCTTGACCCGGACGTAACAATGTTACTAGCTCCATACAAGCAGATCATATGACACAGGACTTTACTACGGCGGCGGCAGAAATTGCGGAGGTAGTGCGGGCTGTATCTGGCATCGGATACGCGCCCGCGACGCCGGAAGAAAACATCAACGAGCGCATTTTTGCTTTGACTTATCTTATGACTGCCAGTACCGAGATAAGCGAAACCGGAACCATGATGCACCTGGGAACATTTGCTGTTGACATCCTGACACCGCGCACGAATATTGGGCAGAACATCACTACATTGCTACCGATTGTTGACCTTGTTGACGCGGCACTTTTGACCGAGATCACGACCGTTAGCCGTTTTTTCGACGGCTCGATTGATACGTTCGAAAATCTGCGCTGGGAATTCATACCAAATTATATTTATTCGAGCGTGGAGTGTATCGGTTATCGCGCCATTCTTGAAAATGTAAAACAAAAGATAAACCTATGACACAATTATCTTTACAGGTCAAAGGTGCGGAACTGGTTAGAAAAGGTTTGCAGGATTTGAGTGCCGAGATACCTAAGATCGGCAAATTGCAAATCTATCGCACCGAACAGATGATTGTACGGCGAATGAAAGAATATTGGACGATGAATGTCCCGCTGGAACTGCCTAGTTACATACGGAGCGGGACGCTTGCGGGAGGGTACACGATTACCCCCAACATGAATGGATATACCGTAAGCAATAGGACGGATTGGACAAAGTATGTGGTCGGAAACGCGTACGGATTGGAGCAAGCCTGGATGCACGCAAGACCGGGACGGCATAAGTTATTCCGTGACGTAACAGAGGAAGAGGTCAAGAAGCTGCCGCCTGAGATCGATAAAGAAATAACTATTGTTGCGCGGCGCTTGGGACTTCAATCTACGGAGGCGTTTGGAATATAGGATGAACGTGGAAATTCTGTATATTGCTATATTTATAATCTCTTTCTTGTCTATTTGCGACTCTTTGAACACTCTTGCAGAAGTAAATCGGATGAGGAAGGAGAGGAAGGAAAAACAACATGGAAATTAAATTACATTATATAGGACGCGGCGACGCACTGATACACGTTCCCGCGCATGATTTGACAGAGGAAGATTTCGCCGAACGGGCAGAATTGTGGAAAGAGAACGGAATCACAGAGGCCGTGCTGGTTGCCAGCGGCCTGTATGAAAGACCGAAAACCGAACAGCCGAAAAAGGTAAAAGCGGCAAAGGAAGGTGAATGATGGCAGGACGAAGATCGTTACGAAAGATACAAATAGGTCGCGAGACAACAGCGGGCACGGCGGTAGCGGCTACCGTTATCTGGCGCGGTATCGGTACGATACTTGATAACATACAGATACAGCGTGTCAGTGAGGATGTCGGAATTATTGGTGGGACAACTCGAACCAATGTACCCATGAAGGGCGGGTCATTGGCAATTAGCCAGACGCCCGCGACATTTGAACAGTTGCTTCACATCCTTGAAATGTCTATCAAAACAGCCAGCCCTTCTCAGGACGGGGCGGGAACTGACTATATCTATACCTACGCTTTCCCAATCGCAGCGAATTCAATCAAGACCTATACCGTTGAATCGGGTGATGATACCGAAGCGGAACGCATGGCGTATTGTTTTGTTAAAGATTTCACGCTATCAGGAAGCGGGCGCACTGGTTATCAGTTGCAGGGAAATATTCAGGGGCGTACGGTAAGTTTGAACGCTTTTACAGGTTCGCTGGCTTTGTCGGCCGTCAATAATATGAATTTCGGAATGACGAAAATATATCAAGACGTAATCGGCGGAACAGTTGGAACAACAATCAAATCCAATACGGTACGAGGCGTCAATTTTAAATATGCCTCCGGAATCGAAGCGAAAGAAACCGCAGATGGACGGCTCGACTTCTCGTTCGCGCAGGGTACAGATTATGTTTGTACCTGTGATCTTGAATTCGAGCATGACGCAATTGCCGCTGCTCAAAAAGTTCTATGGCGCACTCAAACGCCTGTGCTTCTACAAATCAAGGTCGAGGGTTCGACAGCTTTTGTAACCCCTGGCACGACCTACAGCGTGCCGACAGTCAAAATCAATATGCCCGGCTATTGGGAGTCATTCTCAAAAATTGGAGAAGCAAACGGTAACGATGTTGTGACGGGCAAGTTCGTATCTGCCTACGATTCCACCGCCGCTGCTGCTGGATCAATCATTGCAGTTGTTGAATCGGCAACCGTACCTTAATAAATGCCTTCGGGCAGAAAGTGACATAACGTGATCCGTTTCTTAATCAATAAAAGTACGATACAAAAAGATTTAACAACCGAAGAATGGGAAGGGCTTGAGCGGGCGCAGGACGGTGAGGCGAGGGTTTATCTTCTGCGTCCATTACTTGCACGCTTCGTAGTTGACGATAAAGGCAAACCGGTTCCAAAGGAATTAGCACTGCGTCAGTTAGGAAAAATTCCCGTAGACGAATTTTTAAAAGACGTTGTGTATGCGTTTGTGAACGCCATGAAAGAATCTGCTGTCCCAAACGCGAGCGGGAGGCCGTCGAGCTTGGATTCCGAAGCCAGTTCGACGCCTCCCTCCCCTTCTGGTGCGTAACTCTAAGCCTTGCGCGGGAGTGGGGTATACCGCCCTGGGAAATGGACGGGATACCCCTAACCCCTTGGCGGCGCATGGTGTGGCATTATCGCATGGAGTTGTACTTGACCGAACTCAACGCAAAACTGGCACGCGAGAGAGCACAAATCAATCAAAACTTTTAGGATGATACGTAATGGCTGTAGTCGAAATCACTATCACAGGCAAAGACGAAACCGGCGGGATATTCGATAGCGTTGGTTCGGCTATTGGCGGCCTGGCTACTGCGGCAGTTGCGGCGGCGGCGGCATTGACCGCACTTGCCACTGCTGGGCTTATTGCGTCTGTAAACGCCGCAATCCAATCAGAGGAAGCCGTTGCTAGACTGGAAGGTATATTAAGAGCAACAAGCGACGCTGCAGGGGTGACTTCGCAGGAACTTCAAGACCTTGCTAATAACTTACAGCTTACGACGCGATATTCCGACGAAACGATTTTGGCAGGAACATCATTGCTTTTGACATTCCGTAACATCGGAGAGGAAACATTGCCGCGTACGATTGAAGCCATGCTGGACATGGCGGAGATATTCGGAAGCGTTGACTCATCCGCCATGCAATTAGGCAAGGCGCTTAATGAACCGTTGACGATGTTAGGATCACTCACCCGCGCGGGCGTGACTTTCAGCGAAGAACAGAAAGAAATGATTAAGGGCTTTGTTGAAATGGGCGATATTGCAAGCGCACAGAATATCATCCTGTCAGAGGTGGAAGCGCAGGTCGGCAGACTGGCGGCGGCAATGGGAGATACACTTGCGGGAAAAATAGACATTGCCAAAAACAGGATTGATACGTTTGCAGAGACTATCGGCGGGCCATTTCGAGAAATATTGAAACTGGTGGTGGATGATCTAATGGGATTTAGCGACTCCCCGTTTATAGCCAATGTTGAGGCTTTTTTTGGCCGCCTGACCGAACTATTACAAAATAACATCACCCCGCTGGCAGCCTTGGGCGTGACGTTCAAGGAATTTGCTGATTTAAGTCCGATGTTCGAGGATATTGGAAACGCAATCCTGTTATTCAACAGCGCCTTGGGAAGCGGACAATCTCCGCTTGACGCATTCAAAACATCCATTGAAACGTTACTCGAAATGCACCCCGACGGGCCGCTCGCTCCGATTTTGACAAGTATTCAGGATTTTATAACCACTGGTGAGACAATGGGTTGGGGTGAGGCGATTTCCGGGTTGTTTGATGACGTTATGCAAGCTCTTGATTTACCTGGGAAGATTCAATATGTTATTGATTTCCTTGGTCCTGCAATTGAAGACGCTGACTGGGCAGGTGTCGCAAGTGCAATCACGGGTATTATAGAAACAGTTCTTAATGGACTTTATAAAGTTGTAGATGGGGTGGATTGGGCTCCGTTCGGAAAATCTGTTTTAGGTGCCATTGGCGAGGCGATTGCGGGTGTTTTTGGCAGTACAAGCTGGGATGATTTCGCAGGAGATATCGGAAGAGGACTTGTAGGAATAGGTGAGGCAATTATAGATGGAATTAAAGAGGGAATAAATCAGAGATGGGAGAACCTAAAATCGGTTTTATCGTTTGGCTTTGACGATGTGATTGCATTCGTAAAACGCTTCTTTGGCATTACCTCCCCCTCCACCGTGTTTTTTGGAATAGGTACTGACATAGTACAGGGCATGATAGACGGTGTCGGTTCGATGTGGCAAACCTTCAAAGATTATATCAGCGGGCTGTTCAAAACCTTGTTGCGAGATTTCAGCATCGAAAATATCTTTAATGGCCTTACGGGCAGCGATAGCGCAGGAATACAGGGCGACTCGTCCAGTCTGCTGGGTTCTACTGGAACGCTTGGCGGGCGCTCAACAAGCGGAAGCACAACGGGCACAACGGTTAATCAATATTTTGCGGGCGCGACGATTAACGTCGGCTCATGGGATCAAATCGCATATGACTGTCTCTATCCTAACCCGTTTATATCGGCGACCAGCGGGCAATTGGGCGGGAGCGTGAATATCAAATGAATCTATTACTGTTGACCTGGAACGGGCAGAATATCAATACTGGCTCGCCGTTCTATTCCGACTTCCCGCCCGGCTCGAAAGTAAACATACACGGTAATACGGTCACCGTTCCACGCGCCGGAAATTATCCGTATTTGTCGGGTATTGTAGCCGACCCGCAATCGCTCATAATCCGGGTGCGGATCGCGGCGGGACAGGACATAGATACGAACAGGGAATTACTCAAACAATATTTTAATTATGAGGATGGAGTACGGCATAACCTAATTGCTGAAAACGGGGCGAGCGGTACGCAGTGGTATGTCACCGGATTTGTGCGTGACGTGAGAAACGAAGGGGGAAATCGAAACTCGTTTATCGTTCTGCTCCAGATCGAATATCCATACTGGAAACTGGTCACGGCGACAGATACGACTTGGAACGTTACCGCAACCGGACAGACACAGGTAATTTCCAACGCAGGCAACCGCAAGGTCGGGTCGAAATTTACCCTAACGCCTACGTCGGCGCGGGCAGGCGGTTTAACTTATCGGCGCTGGGTTCCAATTTATAACAATTTGGACATCTCTTATATCGCGCCGCTGGACATTACGGCGGGCGGGCTGGATACGGCGACGCTGACCACCGCCAAAATGCAGGCGGACGGGGATGATTTTAGAGTATGGGTGGACGGGGTTGAGGTAGACCGGTGGCTGCAGGACATGGATACCGCAACAACGAAATGCTGGGTCAACCTGAATCTAGGGCCACGCCGGGAAGGGACGACAAACACCACCATTGCCGGTTCTGGGGCGATCACGACAATTACATTATCCAAGACAAAAGCAAATCTTGAATTTTTGCACGCAATGGCGGCGGCGGTCAATAAGGTAGTATTGATTGACAGTGAGGCTTTTATTTTTACGGGCGTTAATCTTGTCACTTATCAATTGACCGGCGTCACCCGTACCAAAAAAGACACAACCATAGCGGCGCATACCGCGCCAAAAACGGTACGCTGGATTGAACACGATATTTGGATTTTGTATGGCGATAGCACGCTGACCGCACCAGACGTGGATGACGACAACAAGCCGATATTCGCACTAAGCAGCACGAACGGCGCTTGGGTATTTACCAACTTTTACGACGCTGATAGTTCAAGAACCGGCATGTGGAAAGGCGAAGTATTATCATCCCGGACTGGTTTGTCTTATGTCTACACTGCCCCGGACAATACTTTTGCCGACCCGTCTACGTCTATGGGTATCGCGCTTGTCGGTTCGTCGGATTTTCAGGTACAAAACGAAACGGGTACAGTCTCGTGGGCGTTTTCCCACCCTGCTACGATTACGACTGTATTATTCAGCGGAGACAAATATCGAAGCGGCTCATGGCCTGCCATTGCCGGACTGCAATATCTACAAACTAATACTGCATGGTTCACGGCGAACAACCAGGCTACGCCAACCACCGCTTATGTTTGGCAAGCCTTCGGGCCGACTACAGTGGCGCTATCCACGCCCTATCCATCTACAATCCGATTCGTCATTGATGGCCTCTTGTCATCTGTTGTCAGCGAGATGGCTTTACTCCAGTTCGATACGGTGACGGTGACGTTCAGCAGCGCCAATCTGCCAACGATTGCGGTAGGCGCGGAGGCGGCGGCATACTATTTCGATGCGACGATCACGAACAATACGACCGGCGAGTATATCAAGTGCGCCGTACCTTGTTTTTTGAACGAGATAATAACGATTGATTGCGAAAATAAAGAGGCTTTTTTGAGTGACGGATCAAGAGTCAACGTGACATTATCCACCGACCGCGCCGAATGGCTGGACTTGAACGTCGGCTCGAACACATTGCAATACGATGAAACGGGTACGGCGGCGGTTACCGTTCATGTAATCCACAGAGACAGGACACTGTAATGCCCTCCACTCTCCGCATCTTCGATCACCACGCCAAAACACTGGCGTATCTGGAAGCCCCGACCATGCCGCGCTCTTGGATATTGAACGGCTACGGCAAGGTTGATTTTTCAGTCGGTCTGCAATACTTGACCGATAAGTTTTCGCCAAGAGAGG